ATACTCCACTTCCTTACCTTCTTTAAAGAGGGTGTGTTAGACTCTAAAAAGGATGACAAGTGGGTCAATACCATGAAGAGATTAGATGATCAGATCTGGTATTGTAAACAGCAGAAGAGAAACGATAAGACACGTGGTATATTAAAGCAATGGTTTGATGAATCCTTTGCAGACATGTATATGAATGAGGTATTATTCGATGAACCGAAAATTACATAATCTATTTTCTATACCTGTTTGGCAGGGACATATAGATCCTCCCGAAGGTCTTATAGAAGTACTAGAGGAGAGATATAAGAAATGTAAGAGAGGTGAATGGGCATCTGAGACGGGATATTCTACGGGAGAATTTGATCTTGAACTTCATATGACTGAACCTCTAGTTGCTGGACTTATAGAGGATATGATGGGATCTGTGTGTGAGTATTGGGATCAACATCTTAAGTTTGCACCTGCTCAAATAGAACCTACTGCATGTTGGTCTAACATACATCAGGAAGGTGATAACACTGGTGAGCATTCCCATTGTAATGGTAAGTTTGGATGTCATATAGCATCTGTATACTATTTGGAGAAGGGTGAGGGTGGTGACATTCAACTTTGTGATCCATTAGATTACATTCGTAGGTTGACCCCCTTGCAGGATGACCACGGTGATGCTATCATAACTGAGACGGTGCCAACTAGGACAGGAGACTTCCTGTTATTTCCTGGATGGATACGTCATCGCACAGAGTTTGCAACTGGACAAAGGCAAGCAATAAGTATAAACTTTAACGGTAATCTTGTATGAAAGTACTCCTAATAACTGATCAGCATTTCGGTGTCCGAAATGATAATCTGCATTATGTTGAGAGGTATCGTAAGTTTTATACTGAGGTAGTCCTACCTAAAATTGATGAAGAAGGTATCACAGAGGTATTAAATCTTGGAGATACGTTTGATAGAAGAAAGGGAGTTAACTTCGCTTCCTTAGAGGCAGCCAAAGAGATGTGGTTCCGACCTCTACAAGACAGAGGAGTTAAAATGACAATGCTGTTAGGGAATCATGACATCTATTTCAAGAATACTCTCAGGGTTAATTCTCCTGAGCTTCTCCTTGGGGAGTTTGATAATATTGAGATCATTTATTGTCCAGGTGAAAGACTTATAGGTGGTAAGAAGATGATGCTTGTCCCTTGGATCTGTGATGAGAATAGGGAAGCAACATGGGAAGCAATACAGGATACAGATGCTGATTATTGTATGGGTCATCTTGAATTGAATGGATTTGATCCCATACCTGGATATACTATGACACATGGTGATGACCCTACTCCATTACAAAAATTTAAAACGGTATGCACTGGTCACTATCATGTCAAGAGTACTAAATCAAACATTACTTACCTAGGTAATCCATGTCAGTTGTATTGGAATGACTACGGTCAGAAAAGAGGGTTTCATATTCTAAATACTAGGGGTAAAGGAAGTCTTAAATTTTATGAGAATCCTTTTAATACATTCCATAAAATATACTATACCGATGAGACATCTTTGTCTCCAGTAGATATTAAAAACCTTGACGGAATGTATGTAAAGGTTATAGTAGAAGAAAAGAATGATCAACTTAAATTTGATAGTCTAGTCCGTAGATTACAGGCTGCTGACTTAGCAGACCTTAAGATAATTGAGGACATGGCATATGATCTGGATGATGTAGATGACGACGTGGAGATAGCAGATACTTTAACTATACTAGAGCAGTGTGTTTCTGACTTTGAAAATAAGGAAGGAATATTTAAGATACTTAAGTCCTTATACATGGAGGCATCAGATGTTTGTGCTACTTGACAAAAAGACAGGTGGTGTATATGCTGTAAGAGATGACAACCATACCGAGCGTGTGGTGCAGATATTTCTTGACAAGGATGATGCTGTACGTTATTATCAACTGTTGAGAGCTGATAACTATCCTCGTAAATTATCTGTCCAAGAGATAGAAGAGGATCAAGTGAAAGAAAACTGCACAATGCATGGATATGCATTCAGTTTTATCAGACCTGACGACTTCGTTATACCACCACCCCAAGATTGAATGATCGTTTTTGAAAAGATTCGTTGGAAGAATTTCTTATCTACAGGGAACTCTTTCACATATGTGAATATTACTGATGCTCAATCACATTTGGTCGTAGGACCTAACGGTGCAGGGAAATCTACAATGTTAGATGCTCTGTGCTTTGTGTTGTTCAACAGACCATTCAGAAAGATTAGTAAGAGTCAGTTAGTTAATAGTATAAATGAAAGAGAGACGGTAGTAGAAATAGAATTTCGTATCGGTGGCACAGATTACAAAGTTATTAGGGGTATTAAACCAAATGTATTTGAGATTCATAGAAACGGTAACATACTTGACCAAGACGCTGCTTCCAAAGATCAACAGAAGTATCTTGAGCAGTCCGTCCTTAAGTTCAACTTCAAGAGTTTCACACAGGTTGTCATCCTTGGTTCATCCACATTTGTCCCCTTCATGCAACTCAACGCTCCTGTCAGGAGAGAAGTTATCGAAGATCTATTGGACATCCAGATCTTCTCAAGAATGAATAATATCCTTAAGGATCGGATGAAAGATGCAAGAGAGATCCTTAAAGACTGTGAGCATAAGTTAGCGATGTCCGAGAAGGACGTATCAACACAGAAGAAAACCATTGAACAGATGGAAAAGATGTCTGCAAAGCATACAGGTAAGATGCAAGCAAGAATTAAAGAGATTGATGGTAAGATTCAAGAAAATTATGCTGAGGTAGAATTATTCACCAAGAAGATTGATCGAATGCAAGACATACAAGAGAAGTATGATGAGATGAAAGACATGAGAGTTAAGATTCAGAGCAATCTTGACAAGGCAGAGAGGGATTTAAAGTTTTATTGGGAAAATGATGAGTGTCCTACCTGTAATCAGGTAGTATCAGACAAAACAGCACTGATTGATGGTGCACAGACAAGGAAGGCAAGATTTTTAAATGGATTGAATGTCATTACTGACTCACTTAACAGAGGAAACAAGCAGATTAAGGAGTTAAAGGAGTATGCAGACAAGATTAATGCTAGTACCCATCAATCAAAGGCACTAACCGCAGAGAGAAATAGATTGTTTAAGGATGTTAATAGAGAGACACCTAACATAGATGCTGAGAAGGAAATATTAAAGGAGTATAGGGACAAGAACCTGGCCATTTCTATCGAGTGTTCAGAAGTTAACAAGGACCATGACAATTTAAAGGTGGTTGGTACCTTACTGAGGGATTCTGGTATAAAAAGTAAGATCATTAGCAAGTTTGTACCAATTATTAACAAATCTATAAATAAATACTTACAACGTATGGACACTTACTTCAACTTCACACTTGATGATGAGTTCAATGAAGTAATCAAGTCCAGATATCGAGACGACTTCTCTTATGCATCCTTCTCAGAGGGTGAGAAGCAGAAAATTGACCTATCGTTGCTCTTTACATGGAGAGACATCGCTACACTCAAGAACTCTGCTGCTACCAACCTCCTCATACTAGATGAGGTGTTTGATTCCTCTCTGGATGACCAAGCAACTGATGAATTACTCAAGATTCTAAGGGGATTGGGTGACAATGTTAATTTATTTGTCATTTCTCACAAAGGGGAGCTACTTCTTGATAAATTTGAGAAAACCCTCCGATTCAGCAAGACCAATGATTTTTCCAAACTGGCAGCATCATAGCAAGAAGGAGGCAAAGCGTCATCTTAAACCGCAAGCACTCCGACAAGCACGAAAAAGGACTAGACAGTTGAAAAAGTGTCTACTAAACCCTCCCAAGCGGAGGGTTTCCTATTATAATGTGTATATACAAACGAAATCACATGCAGAATCAAGAAGTTAAAGGAAACCTAGCAAAACTACTCGCAACAGAGAACCTAATCGTTGAGCATAGGGTAGTAGAGACAGCATCATTCGATGTGGATCGTAGAGTCTTGCTACTTCCTATCTGGGATGTGTCTAACACCGTATATAATATGCTAGTGGGTCATGAGGTAGGTCATGCACTATTCACACCCAACACAGACTGGGCAGACATACCAGTACCTAAGTCTTACATCAATATTACAGAGGATGCAAGGATTGAGAAACTAATGAAGAGAAAGTTTCCTGGTCTTGCTAAGGATTTTTTCAAAGGATACTCTCAACTCAATGATCAGGACTTCTTTGGTATAGGTGACATGGAGATTGAGAAACTAAACCTCATCGATAGAATTAATCTACACTATAAGGTAGGATCATATGCAATCATCCCATTTACTGACGCTGAGATACCCCTCAGAGACGCTACAGGAGAGACAGAAACCTTTGAAGAGGCATTAGAGGTTGCAGAAGCAATTTATGCATACGAAAAGAATAAAAAAGAAGAGGAGAAAGTCTCTGCTATCAGTGGAGATAAGGACACAGCAGACATTAATATAGACTGGTCACCAGATGGAGAGAATGAAGGTAATGCTGGTGGTCAAGAGGATGGTGATGGTGAGAAAAATAAGACACCTCAAGGATCTGAAGAGGGTGATGGTGAAGATGAAGATGAAGATGATGACGAATATGGAGACTACGAGAAGTCAGGTGGTCAGGAAGCAGGTGACTTAGATTCTCTTACTGACAGAGCATTAGCAGAGAATCTAGCAGACCAAGCAAGTAAGAATGAGCATGAGCGTCCTCAGTATATGGAGATTACAAATGCTGACCTAGGTCATCATGTTGTAGATGCTCATAGAATCAACAGAGAGTCACAAGAATTCTGGAATAGTGAGAGATTTACTGTTAAAGACTCTGATTACTTCAGAGAATTAGATTTCACTGATGTTGATGCTGAGTATCGTAAGTTTAAGAGAGAGTGCTCTCGTGAAGTAAACTATCTCTGCAAAGAGTTTGAGATGAAGAAGGCAGCAACTGCATATGTAAGAGCAACAGTAGCAAAGACTGGTGTTATTGACACTAACAAACTTCACCAGTATAAGTTTAATGATGATATCTTTAAGAAGATTACCTCTGTCCCTGATGGTAAGAATCATGGAATGATATTTCTACTAGACTGGTCTGGATCAATGGCAGACATTATCCATGACACATACAAGCAACTCTTATCATTGTGTCTCTTCTGTCGTAAGTCAAACATTCCTTTCGATGTGTATGCATTCGTGCAAGATGGATACTTCTTCCCCGAAGGACATGATAGAGAGAAGTGGGAAGAGAATGGACGTAAGGATACATTCCACATCCCAGATCATTTCTTCCTACTTAACTTATTGAATAACAAGTTAAACAATTCAACCTTCGATAAGTATGCAAGAGATATGTGGAGAATCACATACATGTATAACGCAAGATATGGTGAGTTGAGAAAGCAATGGAATTGGCAGAATCCTTGCACTGTCCCTGATGCTATTCCACCACATCTACAGTTGGGTGGTACTCCTTTGAATGAAGCAATTGTTTGTCTTCAATCTCTTATCCCACAATTCCAAGCGAAGACTAAGGCAGAGAAAGTACACGTTGCTATCTTAACTGATGGTGAAGCTGCATACTCTGCACAGTACGTAGAGACTGAGTGGAATGGTAAGAGAAGGTTACACAGATCTTCTATCAGATCTAATACTCATATCAGAGATAGAAAAAGTGGTAGGACTTTTGCACCTCAAAGATACAGTCAGTCACAGGGACTTACTAAGCAAATATTACAATACCTTAAAGGTAAATTCCCACAGTGTAACTTCTTAGGTTTCAGACTATGTGTTGCTAGAGATTTCAATAGATATCTTGCTAACGAGATTGACTATGAAAAGCAAGCACCTTACAAGAATCAGTGGACTAAAAACAAGTCATGTGCTGCTAAGATCATGGGTTATCAAGAGATATACTTCATGAATTCTAAGAATCTAAATGATTCTACTGACTTCGAACCTAAGTCTGACTCTAAGGCAGACATTAAGAGAGCATTCAGTAAATCTCTTAAGGGTAAGTCAAACAATAAGAAGATCTTATCATCATTCATCCAACAGATAGCATGATACTATACAAGAAAAACCATTACCCCTCATGGGTTTCTTGGGATGATGTAATAAAGAAGCTAGATAGTGAGTTCACTGAGGGGTCTCACTATCTTCAAGTTTCTGGAGGACCATCAGACTTTCATCCGAGAGTTGGGGTTGTATGTCACAACAATTATTTTCCTGGTACTCTTAATGATCTAGTAAGGTTAGTACAACCTGATCTGGAATCTAAATATGATTACTGTGATGTTGATGTGTACGTTTCATTTTGTAAAGATGCATGCAATCATGGTAGACACTGTGATGATAAGGATGTTTTAATTGTACAAGCAATAGGTCGAATGGAGTATGGATTTGACGATGGGAAATTATATGTGTTGGATCCTGGTGATAGTATTTTTATACCAAAGGGAGTCTATCATAACCCTACTGTCCACAGTCCTAGAGCAACAGTAAGTTTCGGTTTATTATGAATTTATTTAAACACCAAAGATTAAAACGTTTACTATCAAAATCATTTCCAGGTAAAAAGATAACTGTAACTGATAATAAAGATGGGTCTCAAACGATAACAATACTATGAATATATTTGCAGTAGATGAAGATCCTGCACTAGCAGCATTCGCTTTACCTGATAAGCATATTGTTAAGATGCCACTAGAGACTACTCAAATGATTGCATTAGTCTTTAGTAAGTGGTATTGGAATGTAGGACCAGTATTAAAATTAGATGGCACTGCATACAAGACAGAGAGGGGTGCCTTTAGGAATCATCCATGCACTAAGTGGGCAGCAGAGAATGCTGACAATCTACAATGGTTATTTCAGCATGGGATATCATTATGTCAAGAGTATACTGATAGGTATGGTAAGAAACATGCATGTGAGAATAGTATTAGACTAGCTGCATTAACACAAATGGATAATGGATGTCCAGAGAAACACACTCCATTTGTTAGAGCAATGCCTGATACATTAAAGTATGATACTACCATTGATACTATCACTGCATATAGGATGTACCTCAGCACTAAAAAGTGGGCATTAGATAACTACCGTGTGCCAGATAAGAAACCGTCATGGTTACCTACACAACCTCTCGATATAGGGTTATAATAATAGTATAAACAAAACAAAATCAAATGCCTGTTAAATTACAAGTTACTCCAGAGCAAATAAGAGATTATCTTATCGGAGAATTCGGAGTCAACGTTACAACTCCTGAGTTACAAAATGCATGTGACCATTTCGGTCTTGCATATCAAACCGTATCAAAATACATCAGTCAATACAAAGTTAAACGTGGAGTCTGGAACTTAACAGTAGCAGAGACCAAAGAGAAACTAGAGCAAGTGTATTCACAAGCAAAGACACAGATTGTAGATTCATTTGACCCTGCCTACCTAGCAGGTAAGGATCTGGTACCAGATAGAGATGATCACTTCGTACCATTCGGTGCCTTTAATGATCTTAAGAAAGTTATAGCATCTAAGATCTTCTATCCAACATTCATTACTGGTCTATCAGGTAACGGTAAGACTTTTGGTGTAGAGCAAGCATGTGCTCAAGCAAAGAGGGATCTTATCCGAGTAAACATTACAATTGAAACTGATGAAGATGATCTTATTGGCGGTTTTCGTCTCGTGGATGGTAGCACTGTGTGGCACAACGGTCCAGTTATCGAAGCACTCCAACGTGGAGCAGTTCTACTACTCGACGAGCTTGACCTCGCCAGTAACAAGATCTTATGCCTTCAATCAATCTTGGAAGGCAAGGGTGTATTCCTCAAGAAACTTGGCAAGTATGTAACACCTGCTGAAGGATTCACAGTCATCGCTACTGCTAACACTAAGGGTAAAGGATCAGAGGATGGTAGATTCATTGGTACTAATGTATTGAATGAAGCATTCCTAGAGAGATTCCCAATTACATTTGAGCAAGATTATCCTGCTGCTAAAACAGAGATCAGAATGCTTAACAACTACTGTAAGGAATTGGATTGCTGTGATGATAAATATATTGCTAATCTCACCACATGGGCAGAGATTATCCGTAAAACATTCAATGACGGTGGCACAGATGAGGTTATCTCAACACGTAGACTTGTGCACATCATCAGAGCATATGCTATATTCTCTGATAGGGTTAAAGCAATCAAGGTATGCTTGAATCGTTTCGATGATGAAACAAAGCAGTCTTTCTTAGAATTATATGATAAGATAGATAACGAGGTTGACATTGAATCACTTGACACAGTACTAGGATCCTGATATGATGAAGTATAAGGAAAACGAGACGATCAAGGTCGTGGAAGATTATATCTCCCAGACCTATCGGTCTCACTACAGTAACGAAGAGAAGGGGGTCCAAACACTGGATCTCCTTGAAGCAATAGGGACAGCAGAGCACTTCTGTCAGTCTAATATTATTAAGTATGCTTCACGTTATAGAAAGAAAGGTAAGCATAAGGATGACGTGCTAAAAATCATTCACTATGCTATACTATTATATTATTTCTCAGGCACCTCTTATCCTGACGATAAACCAGAAAATGTCCCAACTCCAGAGCAGTTTTTAGATTATGATTAGTGCAACACCAACAGGTATTCAACAAGGTGGTCAAGTAGATTTCAAGACCAATATTCAACTGAGTAAGAAGACTATTGATATTCTTCGTAACTTCAGTACCATTAATAAGTCGGTACTTATTGAACCTGGTAAGTTTATTCAAACTATGTCAGTCAATAAGAATATTATTGGACAGTCACAGATTACTGAGCATATTCCTGAGCAGATGGCGATCTATGATCTACCATTATTCTTAGGTGCACTGTCACTATTCAAGAAGCCATGGTTATTCTTCCCAGATAAGAAGAAGGTCATCATATATGATGAGGAAACTAAAGGTAAGACAACATTCTATTACAGTGATCCTGAGATCATTGTAACTGCACCAGAGTTTAACCCTCAACTTCCAGACGTAGAGTTAATGTTTGATCTACCTCAGAATGATATCACTCAGTTGATGCAAGCTGCTAAGGTATATGGTGTGGAGGATCTATGTATCAATGGATTTGAAGGTGAGTATAGTGTCTGTGTAAGGGACAAGAAGAATACTACTTCTAATGTATTCTCATTACCTCTTAAAAAGGTTATCTTTAACCAAGGTAAGGGTGAACTTGATGATGCACCATACAAGTTGACACTAGAGCGTAAGACATTCTGTTTCTGCTTTAAGGTGGAGAATCTTAAGTTGATAGACGCAACTTATCATGTGACAATTAGTAATAAAAACATTGCTAACTTCAATTCATTGTCACATAACAATATGAATTACTTTATAGCATTGGAGCCAAACTAAATGTTTCTATGGGTAGAGAAGTATCGACCTAAATCTATTGATGAATGCATACTACCCGAAGATACTAAGAAAGTATTCAAAGGATTTCTAGAGCAAGAGGAGATTCCAAACCTCTTGCTCTCTGGGTCTGCGGGTGTTGGTAAAACTACCATAGCGAAGGCATTATGTGAAGAGTTAGGAGCAGATAGTTATGTCATTAATGGGTCTGATGAGGGTCGATTCTTGGACACTGTACGCAATCAGGCAAAGACCTTTGCTAGTACTGTTTCTCTTACATCTGAATCTCGTCACAAAGTTATCATTGTGGATGAGGCAGATAATACAACACCAGACGTACAACTATTACTACGTGCGTCGATTGAGGAGTTTCAAAAGAACTGCAGGTTCATCTTCACGTGTAACTATAAGAATAAAATAATACAACCACTGCATAGTAGATGCTCTGTTATTGATTTTAATATTAAAAAAGATAAGCAGAAGTTGGCAGCATCATTCTTCAATAGAGTGTGTGAGATACTCACTAAAGAGAGTATTAAGTATGAGGGGAAGGTAGTAGCAGAAGTAGTTACAAAGTACTTCCCAGACTTTCGTAGGACTCTTAATGAGTTGCAGAGATATTCTGCTACAGGTGTCATAGATTCTGGTATACTATCAGCAGGTAATGAATTTAGTATAGATAAGGTAGTTGGCCACCTTCGTAAGAAGGAGTTTACTAACATGAAGAAGTGGGTTGCTCAGAATATGGACAACGAACCACAAGTTATCATGCGTAAGATCTATGATAACCTATACAATTACTTTGACCCCAAGTCTATTCCAGAGGCAGTATTGATTATCTCTGAGTATCAATACAAGTCATCCTTTGTGGTAGATCAGGAGGTTAATCTGGTTGCATTTATGACAGAGTTAATGATGAGGTGTGAATACAAATGAATAACATAGGATTAGAAGTAGTATTCTGGACAGTACTAACAATTTACTTGCTAACTAAATTCGGTGTCTTTAAAAAATGAGACAAGATTATCAGACAGTTAATATGTTTCCTGTAAGGTGCTTTAGTTTTAAGGCACCTAAAGCATTGGTTAAAGATACTCTAGCAAAAGCACATAAGATGGAGTATCGGAATTACAATGCTGAGTATGGAGTTGGTACTTGTCCTGATATCTGTGCTAACCCCGACTATCGTGACTTGATGTCATGGTTTCAGAAGTGTGTTGACACGTTACATGTTGACAATGGCTGGAACTGTGATAGAGTGGTAGTTAATAAGTCATGGATTAATAGATCAGATGCTGGTAGTGGTCATCACCATGCACCACACAGGCATCCTATGTCATGGTTGAGTGCTATCTTCTATCTTACTGAAGGACCACCAACTATATTTGTTGATCCAATTGCACAGCGAGAGTGGGCACAGTTTCAACTGGATGGCGGACCTATTAGTGATGCCACTCAGTTTGTGAATCCTATACCAGGAGGATTATATATCTTTCCTAGTTACCTTATCCATTCTTCTGATCCTAATTTCTCTACCACGGATAGATTTTCTATCTCTTTCAATACATTTCCTTCGGGTAATGTTAATGGTGGTGGTTGGGGACAGTCTATGGTTAACATTAAGGTAGAGCAAGCATGGGATGATCTAGGACCACTAGATTTGAAAAGTTATGTCAAGGAAAACTAATGGTTTGGGAAGCAAGCAACGAACTTAATTTATTCCCTGTTAAAATAAGGGAGTATCGTAAACCAAAGGATGATATACACAAGCATCTTATTGAATTCTTTGAGACCTATCCTCAACAGTTATCTAACTTTCCAGAGGGTGTTATCACTAGTAGACCTGATCTACACAAGTGTGACAATGAGGACGTAAGAAATCTGGTAGGATGGTTTGGTGCTTGTCTTGATGAGTATCATAACGAATATCAACTGTACTGTGATAGACTTAAGATCAGTATGTGTTGGTTTAACAAGGCACCTGCTCAGAGTGGGGTAGGTCATCCACTCCATAGACATCCCATGTCTTATGTGAGTGCTGTATATTATATGACAGAAGGTGCACCCACTGCCTTCGATGATCCATGCACACCTAGAGTATATGATACACTAGAATTACATCAGCAGGATAAGATGGTTGATGAGTGGGGTATTTGCGAGACAGTATCGGCAGAGGAAGGTAAGTTAATTCTTTTCCCATCATGGTTAAGACACTTCTCTGGTAGACATCTAGACAATTTTGATAGATGGACTATAAGTTTTAACGCATTTCCAGAGGGTAAATGTAACACAGGGCCATTCGAGATGCCACAATTAGAGGTTAAAGTATTATGAAGTATTTGAAGACACCATTAAGATATCCAGGCGGTAAGTCTAGGGTTGCTAAAGATTTTATTCCTAAATTCCCTAATAATATTAGTGAATATCGTGAGCCATTCTTAGGTGGTGGTAGTGTAGCACTACTATTCACACAGATGTATCCTGACATACCAGTGTGGGTCAATGATAAATATGTTTACCTGTATAATTTCTGGGTGCATCTCCAGAAGGATGGCAAGAAATTATCAGACGATCTTGTAAGTATTAAGACAGATAATTCGACAGAAGATAAGGCTAAGGAGTTGTTTAAAGATGCCAAAGATAAAATACACAAAGAAGATTCTTATACTCAAGCTGTGCTTTTTTGGGTTCTTAATAAGTGCAGTTATAGTGGACTTACCGAGAATAGTTCCTTTAGTGCAACAGCAAGTAGACAGAATTTTACCATTAAAGGGGCTAGGAACCTCCTTAATATTTCCAATCTAATAGGTAACTGGAGGATCACTAACCTAGATTACTCTGAGGTTATGCAACAGAATGGTAACAATGTGTTTCTTTTCTTAGATCCACCCTATAAAATAGGGACATACCTATATGGTAGTAACGCTGAGTTACATAAGAACTTTAAGCATGAGGAATTCCATGAGAGTTGTAATATATGTAAGCATGATTGGTTTGTCACTTATAATAATGATGATGACCTAAAGGAAATGTATAAAGATTATCATCAAGAAGAATTTAAAATCACTTATGGTATGAAGCATAGGCCAGACAACAAACTAAAGAAAGAATTGTTAGTAGTTAACTACGATGTAAGCACAACACCGCTAGAGGTAATGTATGCATGAGTATCCGTTAAAGGATTATCTTAACAGCATCAATCTAAAGCAGGGAGATCTCTCTAAAGATGAGAGAGCAATGCAAAAATACCCTGCTTTTGTTGTGAACAAGTGTCTGTCTTCCTTTATAGACACTGTGATGCATGCAAATGAGATGAATGCCTCTTCACATTTAGATAAAGATCTTCAGTATCAATATTATATACATAGTGTTAGGAAATCTAAGCGATTTTCTCCTTGGGATAAGAAGTCTAAAGACTGTGACCTCGACTTAGTGAAAAGATACTATGGTTATAACACTGAGAAAGCTCAGCAAGCGATGAGAATTTTGACTCAAGATCAAATTGAAGTTATTAGATCTAAATTAGATACTGGAGGAAGACAATGAGTGATGAGATCTCGTGGTCTCAAGACATGATGCTAGAAGTTACCCTAAAGGAACCAGATGATTTTCTCAAAGTGAGAGAGACATTGACTCGTATAGGTGTAGCATCTCGTAAGGAGCGTAAGCTGTATCAGTCTTGTCACATTCTACACAAACGTGGTAAGTACTACATAGTACATTTCAAAGAGTTGTTTGCTCTTGATGGTAAACCTACTAACATAACCCCTAACGATGTGCAACGTCGCAATCGTATAGCAAAACTACTATCTGACTGGGGCCTAATAGATACTAGTGGGGATATAGAAGACTTAGCACCTCTTAACCAGATAAAAGTTTTATCATTTAAAGATAAAGGTGAATGGACATTAGAGTCCAAATATAATATCGGTAAAAAGAAAACACCACAGGAGGTGAAATAGTATGGCTAAGGAAAAAGAAGAAGACTTGACAAAGAAGGGTATTATTGGTACAATAAAGGACAAAGTATTACCAGATGAGGAGGATGCAGCTGCAATCTTCTCTACTTTTGTGAGACTTGGTGTACTAGTTTGGTCGGGAGGGATCTTGACGTTAAACTATGTTACTGTACCAGGTTTAGAGCAACAGAAAATTGATCCAACTTTCATAGCTTCGGTTTTTACAGGAGTTTTAGCTAGCTTTGGCATTCAAACCGCTTCTAAGAAGGGGGATGGTACCATGAAGATGCAGAATGGTGGAGGAGTTGGTGCTGGTTCACCTGGTCCTGTGCAAACTCTAAGAATAGAGCAAGCACCATTGAAGATCATTGCTGTGGATCCTGGTAAGACTGATGATAAAACCTATAAATTATAGTTATGCAGAAAATTGTTAACATCATTGCTATTGCGTCTGGTGTTGTATCTCTTTCCGTTGTTGGTGGTGGGGTATATCTTTATACTCAAAAGGATGCCATCATAGAGTCAGTGAAAGAGAAAGCACTAGGATCTATTGGTGGTGGTGCTCTTAATGGTCTCTCTGGTAGTGCCCTTAAAGGTCTACCTGATTTAAAATCAGCACCTGATGCTGATGCACCAACTAGTCCTCAAACACTACCTGACTTTTCACCAGGAGTTAAATTTTAAATTAGATCATGTTTACTAAGTTGAAGTCTCCTATGGAGACTAAGTACACACGTGAATATTCATCATTTAAAGAACTTATTTTAGGACCAAACTTTGGTTGGTCCTACAATGATCAGGCAACGCCTGGTTACACAGAGTATGTCAATCGATCAGTTGAAAGTAATAAAGAAGACTTAGACGAAGGAGAAAGACAAGAGGCACTTAGTGCTGCCGATCAATTAATCAAAGAGCAGACCAACCATGCTGGTTATCAGATGAGACAGCAGAGGAATGGGGACTTAGCGTTCTATTCTCATGGGTTTTTGCAAGGACCAAGTCCTATGCACAAGTTTTATTCCAACCCTAACTCTGAATATCTGGAGTATGTCGAGCCTGTTATTGGACAAATCTTTGAGATAAATAAAATTAACCCACAGGTTGTCTACCGTATTAATGCTAATGCGGTGCATCCAGTTGACGGTAATGTATTAACAGTACCGCATTATGATCATGAATTCCCTCATAAGAATCTACTTGTATACTTCACTGATGTAGGTGGAGACACAATTGCATTCGATGAGCATGGTAAGAAGCATGTCTTCACACCTAAAGAGGATGATATAGTAGTCTTTGATGGACTACATTGTATGGTGCCTCCTAAGAAAGGAAGACGTGTAATATTAGTAGTAACGTATCTCTAATGGACCTTCAGAAAGTAACAACAGGAGTCACAGCAGCAGCAGTCATAGGTACTGGTGCTACTATAGGTGGTGGTACCATAGTTGATAACTTTAAAGGTGGACCTGAGAAGAGAGCTACTGCTGAGGAGGTTAGACTGAGGGAGATAATCAGAGAAGAATTATATCATCAGCTAGTCAACGCATGGCCGACTACTAGTGGCCCAGTTAAGACGTTGCCGAACCCGAAGGATTACAAGGAGCAACTACCAAAATGAGTGGAGATCAAAGAGATCAGAGTTTAATCTTCTATAGTGAAGAGATGACTGTGACAAAGCAAATTTTAAAACAACATAAAAGGGATCAATCAATGAGCGACATACTCTTTCACGTATATGATAAGAAATCAGAGGTGGTAGCCCATACTCTGAGCGTTGAAGAATTGGAAGAGATGTTGAAAGATGAGAAGATCAATACAAGTAAGCATGAGATTGTCCCAGTATGGGAACCACCTTATGATGAGATATCACAGTGATCGAAACTAAATGGTCAGCACAAATATTACTCAACTCAAATAGATTAACCAAAGTAGAATTCTTCTGTCCATCTAATCTTAGAGAGGATGCAGAAGCAACAGTAAAGGCACTCTATGGTGTCACTGATGTTAGACAATTAACTAGGTTGTGGCGATGACTATCCCTCATATTAATATAAACAACACAGGTATCCCAAACATCTATGTAAATGCTACTGGGATACCTTTAATACGTTCACAAGGCACTGGTATATACCCTGTCCGTGGTGTGTTTGTTAGTGAGATACGTCCTTGGGAAGCACAAACTCATGTTACTACACCTCTAGCACCACCAGTGGTGACAGTTGTAGGTACACCTGTCGTTGACATGCCTGGTTGTGTCAAGGTACACAAAGAGAATGCTAAGAGAGATCCATCTAGTAATAAGAATCTAGTTAACGATGACCCTAAAGGTAACGTAGTATTATGTGATGCAGGTATGCCATACTATGAGCCACCAGATTATGATGCTAGAGAATTGACATGGCAGACAGTAACACCTGACCAAGAGGAGGGTGATGAAGGTTTGAATTTAGAAGAGCCTAATGTTGATGCACCAGATACACCAACTCCTGATACAAACATCCCTACTGACAAAGAAATAGAATGTCCTCCACCTAATGCTAGACGTATAGGTGATAGGAATCAGAAGGGTGATGAGCAAGTTAAAGAATATAAACTAACACCTGACGGTAAACTCTGTGAGACTATCTGGGAGCCTGTACCAGCAGTGGAACAGTTTCTACCAACAGCAGGAGTGGTAACAACTACAGCAGTCATAGCAACAGTTGCAACTACCTCTGCTTTATTTGCAAAACCACTGGCAGATCTCCTATTGAAGGTGATCAAACCAGTGGTTAAGAAGGTTATGACTAAGGTTAACTCTATTATGGGTCGTCAGACTCGGAGACCGTCCCGATCTGAAGTGTTGGCAGACCAGTACCGTCTGAAGAAGGGGTTACTTCCACTGAAGAAGACGTTGAAGAAGAAGAAGTAGAAGGGTTAATCCAATTAGGTTTAGGTAACTGATGCTCGTGAGGTACTAAAGTACCACCTGGTGCTGTTACTACTACATCAGCACAAACAGAATGATAAGGACTAGCTGGGTGGAAAAATATACCAGCTTTTTTTAATTCACCACAATTTTTAAGACGAGCTAACTCAAAGTCCAGTCTCTTATTAGATACTAACTGGTTTTGCATATTAATCTGAGCAGCAGCTGCCTCATGGCATTGCTTCATCAACTTTCTATTAAGAGGGATTGATAGTGTTGCAGAGAGACCAGCATTGAATGACTGGTTAGCAGACATGTCAGTCCTCACTGGTTTAAACCAAGTAGGAGTCATTGTTTGATTGCTTACTACGTCAGGCACACCATCAGGACCATCTAGATCCATTGTGATCTGCATGTCAGCACCATCTTCAAACCATCTACTACCATCTGACTTGGTTCTGGTGTCATACCATGTCTCCCAAGGATAGTTTTTAACTGTCACTGTAGTAGGAGTCATCTTACCACTGGTATCAGTCATATTATATTGTGGTTCATCATAAAAATCGATCCAAGGATCTTTTCTTGAATCGGCAAATTGCACATAGGGTGTTAGGTTAAACGTAGCACCCTGACACTGGACACCACCACCATAGGTGTTGGTTATGTATGGACCTTGTAAAACTTGTATTGCCTGGTTGGTTACTGAGCCCGAACTATTCGCTATCGGGTTTGCAGTAGCACTAACTCCACCAACTTCTGCTCTTGCAGGTAAGATTTGGATGCCGAGAAGTGCTGCAATTACTGGGTAAACGTACTTGTTGTGTCTGTTACGCTTCGGATGGTGGTGACTCTTTGTATTAGAGTCTGGTTGGTCATCCCTGGTCCTTGATAACTCTGTACGAATTGGAAGGCATCCCCTGGAGTCGTTATTGTGAACGTCCCCTGAGTGTTGAAGTCTAAGTTGTCGTATTGAGAGGTTACGGTGCCTGTTAATGCTCCGTCTCCCGACCCTACTGTTGGTGAGACTGTCACCGTTGATGTATTCACGTTGGGGTTTAGTGCTGCTCCATCGTTTGAAACGCCTACCCCACTCACTGTGTATTCCCATCCTGTCCTCATGTCAATCGAATTTATGGTCTCCGTGACCGTACTTTCAGTCTCCGTGTGGGATGTCATTGATCCCTGCTGAAAATTTGGTACCACGGGCACTGCGTTTGCAGCAGCACCCCCGAAACTAAGCAGTAGTAGTACTAAAACTCGTTTCATTATGTAGCATCCTTATCGTATGGTAACTTCTGTGACGAATTGTCCCGTAGCCGAGGTGCCAGCCCCACCAGCTGTTATTGCCATCGCTCCAGCGGAACTAATGGTACCAGCCAAGTTACCAGCACTACCAGGGGCAGTCGAGACTATATTACTATAACCAAGCACGTCACCTACATCAGCAGCAGTAGTAACGATAGCGTCACCTGTGCTTATTGATTGTGTAAAGCTGTATGCATTTCCTTGGGTCGTCTGTGCTGCATCAGGAAGTGCAAAAGTTGCTACACCTGCTGTGCTGACAGCAGATATACCGCCTAGATTACTAGCTGCACTACCACCTGACGGTGTAATAGTTGTTGATACACCAGATCCACTAGTGCTATATGTATTTGCTGCTCTAGAAACTGAAGTATAACCCGCATCCACTTGGAGTTGTGTCGAGCTACTAAGTCTATGAGTCAGATCGGCACGTGCTGCTGTGCCACTCATCAAAATCATACCAAAAAGCAATAATGCTCTTTTCATCCAATTATCCTAAGTAGAAGTACTTCTATTTAGCAAATAAAGTATTGTAACAAATGTACTATTTCGGATACCCCTACTGACAATGGCCGAGTATGTGTTATAAATAATAGTGTCGCCTTCGGGGACACCAATTAACACTCGCTTACTAAAGGAGGACTATTATGTCTAAGATACAGAGATACCGTGCAGCTGATTTGAATCAGTTGATGGATAAGATTTTTACTAACTCGCTAGGGCTGGATGATTACTTCGAGAGTTTCAACGCTATGGAAACTTCGAACTATCCACCCTTTAATATTGTTCACATAAACAATCACGAGTCTAGATTAGAAGTAGCACTAGCAGGTTTCACAAAGGAGGAAGTCAATGTCTTCACAGAGTATGGAAAACTTCATATCGAAGGAACCAAATCTGAACCAGATGAGGAAGAGACGTTTATCCACAGGGGATTGGCTAAGCGAACTTTCAAGAGGTCGTGGACAATCGCAGAAGACACCCACGTCACAGACGTTGCCTTCGACAACGGACTCCTCGTTATCAAGTTAGGTAAGATAGTACCTGAGCATCATGCTCGTAAAGATTACCTAACATGAAGACAGAAGATGTCGTTATGCACCCCTTATGGATAGGGCCTGTGCTGATACTGGGTATGATGGTCATGATACAGACCCTTCATACCCTCACCCACTGGAGGATGGAGATAGATGCTGATGCATACTGTCGAAACAATGCTGAGTGGGTTGAGAAAAACACGTCAGATGATTACTAACATATATAATATACAACTGAAGAGACCCGATGGGTCTCTTTTTTATGGGCAAGACAATGCAAAAATGGTTAGGAATTAGTTTAGGTGCGGTATTTGGACTGTGCCATATAGGTATGATCGGGTTACTAGCAACTAGGCAATCCAATAAGGTACCATATATCAATCCTCCAGTAGGAGACTACACTTCATATGTTATCTCAGCAGATGAAGAAGGATACAAGATCAGTTACACTGCTAACGATCCCAAGACAATGCACATCACTAAGGACATCAAAGAGAAGGGTGGTTTCTTAGGATTAGCAACAAATAAAACTCAAGTTGTTGAGGAGTATGTCATGGATGGTCAGACCAATCAGGGTGGACCTGTATCTAACAAGAGATCATGGCAAGATCCATCTACTATAGTTAAAGGTGGTGAAGTATCTGATAAGACTGTCGCCTGCATCGAAGCAGTTGGTGCTGCAAAAGGAACAGGTAGATTGGTTGGTACTAGTGTTGGTGCTAGTGCTGCCCCTGCTCTGTCTGGTATCCCCTTCATTGGTTGGGTAGCTGCAGGTTGGGTAGCAATGTTTGGCGGTGAGCAAGGTGCTAACATCGGTGGTAACATGGCAGAAGATCTAAACAAGAACTGCTAAATGGATGACTTCATAGGGGTGTTTCCTAACGCTTTCACAGATGATTTCTGTGGGAGGGTTATGGATCACTTTGATTATTGCAGGTCTAACACTACCTATGTCCGTCCTAGGACAGCAGAGGGAGTAGATCCACTAGATAAGAGTGACCATTCAATGTATCTAAATGACATTGATGAGATTAAGGAGTTGAGATTTCTCCATAGAGATTTCTCACAAGAATTCTTTGAGGGTAGTGGTAGATGTTTGCATCAATATTATAGTAAGTATTCAATACTTAATCGTATTAATACTGATCATGGACCTCGTAGTGGGGTGTTTGATCTTAAGATTCAGAAGACAGATCCAGGTGAGGGTTATCATCAGTGGCATTGTGAAAACTTTGATAGGCATTCACAGTCAAGTAGGTACCTTGCATACACAGTATACTTGAATACTGTAGAGGAAGGAGGGGAGACCGAGTTTCTATATCAGAAACGTCGTATCAAACCAGAGGCAGGTACTCTCGTTGTATTCCCATCAGGGTGGACACATGTCCACAGGGGTAACCCACCATTGTCAGGATCAAAATACATAATCACAACGTGGGAGGAATTTGTATGAACATGTATGTTAATATGTGCACAGGCACAGTACCAAAGAAGGACACCTTGACAATTGATATACCTCCAGAGTATACTGATGAGTTCAACCAGATGGTACACATCCTAGCTGAAGAAAAGAATATCACTGCTCGACGTGCATTCGTTGACCTAGTGAGAAACACATTTGATAACCTAATGGAGAGAGACTATGAGCGTAAAGGTCGTAAGAATGCAAAACGGAGAGGACGTAGTAGCTGACGTAAAGGAGATCCGTCCTGAGTCAGGTAAGTCTGCCATTGCATACGAATTCCTTGATGCTTTTGTTGTGCAGATCCTTAGATCAACTGAGGATATGTTTAATGAAGAGGTTGAGGTGCCTATGGATGAGTTGGGTGACATCAAATTGGAATTTTTTCCTTGGTCACCGTTGTCAACAGGCCGAAATATTGTTACACTGTATTCAGTAGTGGCGATTGCTGATCCACATTCCAATGTCGTAGAGGGATGGAAGACTGCTATAGAGAAATACAAAGCGTTAAAGAGAGACGAAGATGCTAAAGTTGATTATTCTGAAACACCACCCGACAACCTATTTGCTGGGTAAGATTACAGAGATGGATGAGGAGCCTAGTCTTCTCATTGAGAATTGTTACTATGTGAATCCAGAGGGGACACTTGAAGAGTATCCCTTACATAGCAGTCAACGTGACATCTTCTTGACATATGAGGATGTTATGACTATAATGGATCCATCCTTAACGATAACTAAGTTGTACGAAGAAGCAGTTAAAAGTGAGTGATTTCTATACTAACCTTTGTTTAGTAGGTGATGACATTCTATACCGTGGGTATGAGGATGGTGAACCTGTGCAGTATAGAGAGAAGTCAAAACCAGTAATGTATCTGGTACCTGACGCTCAGTCTAAACCTTCCAAGTATAAAACTTTGGATGGTAGGAAAGCATACCCAAAGCAATTCGATGGTGCTAGAGAAGCACGTGACTTCCTCAGACAGTATGAGAATGCTGCTGGTTTAGAAGTGCATGGGTATGAAAGATTCCTCTATCAACATATCGCTCAGAAGTTTACTTCTGATGTTGATTATGATATGACCAAGATGAAAATCTATACGATTGACATTGAGGTCGCATGTGAAAATGGATTCCCTGATGTAGCAGCGTCTGCTGAGGAGATGCTATGCATTACTATAAAGGATTTCAATACAAAGAAGATCATCACGTGGGGAACACGTGAGTATCAATCGAAGCACGAGTATCGTGTCTTCTGGACTGAAGCAGAGATGCTTGAGGACTTTGTACAATGGTGGGTGCAGAATACTCCTGACATTATTACAGGATGGAACTGTAACCTATATGACATACCATATATCTGTCGTAGAGTTGAAAGAATACTAGGAGAGAAGTGGAAGAAGTCTCTGTCACCTTGGAAGAGGGTATATGACAGGGAGATTATCATTCAAGGACGTACGAATATTGCTTACGATCTTACTGGTGTTAACATCCTTGATTACCTAGACCTTTATAAGAAGTTTACTTACACTAACCAAGAGTCATACCGACTAGATCATATTGCTATGGTAGAGTTGGATGATGCTAAGTTAGACCACTCACAGTATGAAAACTTTAAAGATTTCTATACTAATGACTGGGATCGTTTTGTAGAATACAACATACATGACGTTGATCTTGTTGACCGTCTGGAAGATAAGATGAAACTTGTTGAGTTGTGTGTTGCTATGGCATATGATGCTAAGGTTAACTTTACTGATGTGTATTCACAGGTGCGAGTCTGGGACACACTGATATATAATGACTTAAGTAAGATCAATGTGGTAGTACCACCGAAAAGTAAGACAAAGAAAGATGACAAATACGCAGGAGCATATGTCAAGGAACCGAAACCTGGCATCTATGATTGGGTGGTCAGTTTTGACCTTAACAGTCTGTACCCTCACCTTATCATGCAGTACAACATCTCCCCAGAAACCCTCTGTGATAGAAGACACCCCACTGCCACAGTTGAAGGACTGCTCAGTCAGCGAGTACGGATCGATGGAGATTTTGCAGTGTGTGCCAACGGAGCACAATACCGCAAAGACATCCACGGATTCCTACCTCAGATGATGCAACGCATCTATGATGAAAGGACAATATATAAGAAGAAGATGTTGGAGGCAAAACAGCAGTATGAAAAAGGACCAACCGAGCAACTCCGACGAGACATTGCTAAATTTAATAATGTCCAAATGGCAAGAAAAATCCAACTTAACTCTGCCTACGGTGCAATCGGTAACCAATACTTCAGGTATTACAATCTTGCGAACGCTGAAGCAATCACTCTCTCAGGACAAGTCGCAATCAGATGGATCGAAAACAAAGTAAACAATTATTTAAACAAAGTATTACAAACTGACGGAGAAGATTATGTTATTGCTAGTGACACTGATTCTATTTACCTTAATCTTGGTCCTTTGGTACAAGCTGTATTCCCCAGTGGAGAGAAGGACGATCAGAGTACACTTAGTTTCCTTAAAAAGGTGTGCGATGTGGAACTTGATCGCTATATTGAGAGTGCTTATGAAGAGATGGCAACCTATGTAAATGCCTATGCTCAGAAGATGGTGATGAAGAGAGAAAACATTGCCAACAAGGGTATATGGACAGCAAAGAAGAGATATATTTTAAACGTATGGAATAGTGAGGGTGTGCAGTATGAGAAACCTAAGTTAAAGATGATGGGTATAGAGGCAGTCAAGTCTTCTACACCTATGCCATGTCGTACTGCTATTAAGGAAGCACTTAATGTTATTATGACAGGTAGTGAGAGTGACACTCAGAAATATATCAAGGACTTCCGAGAGAAGTTTGAAGCTATGTCACCAGAAGAGGTGGCATTCCCTCGTGGTTGTAATAATATAGCAAAGAATACATCTAGTGCTACAATATATGGTAAGGGATGTCCCATGCATGTCAGGGGTGCTCTGTTATATAACTTCTACATTAAGAAGAGGAAGTTACATCATAAGTATCCTGTCATACAGGAGGGTGAGAAGATAAAATACTTACATCTTCGTACACCTAACAAGATCAATGAGAATATTATCTCATTCTTCCAGACTCTTCCAAAAGAATTTGGGCTTGACGAATCAATTGATTATGATTTACAATTTGAGAAGAGTTTTCTTGCTCCTCTCAAAGCCATACTCGACACGATAGGTTGGGATGCAGAGAAAAAGAATACATTAGACGCACTTTGGTCATGAGTTTTTTAAAAGATATAGTAAAAGAGATAGACAATGAATACGCTGCTGTTGTTAGTGATGGTGTTGCTGCTGGTGACACTAGTGGTTATATCGACACAGGTTCGTACATCTTTAATGGACTTGTCTCAGGTTCAATCCACAAAGGGGTTCCAGGAAACAAAATCACTGCTATTGCAGGTGAATCAAGCACAGGCAAAACGTTTTTCTGTCTTGGTATCGTACGTCATTTCCTCGAATCTAATCCTGATGGTGGGGTTATTTATTTTGAGTCTGAAAGTGCGATAAGTAAGGACTTGATTGAGGATCGAGACATCGATTCCAGTCGTATGATACTGGTACCAGTCAATACTGTCCAAGAGTTTAGGACACAAGCAATCAAAGTGCTTGACAAATATATGTCCGAGAAGAATCAACCACCTATGATGATGGTACTTGATTCACTTGGTATGCTATCCACTTCTAAGGAGATGGAAGACAGTGAAGCAGGTAAAGAGACAAGAGATATGACACGTGCTCAGGTAGTTAAAGCTATCTTCCGTGTGTTGACTTTGAAACTTGGTAAAGCAAATGTTCCTTTAATAGTTACCAACCATACATATGATGTGGTGGGTGCATATATGCCTACCAAAGAGATGGGTGGAGGATCAGGACTTAAGTATGCTGCATCCAATATCATCTACCTTAGCAAGTCTAAGGAGAAGGATGGTAAGGAAGTAGTAGGTAACATTATTAAAGCTAAACTTGCTAAGTCAAGGTTGGCGAAGGAGAATTCTCAAGTGGCGATTCGATTATATTATGACAACCGTGGGTTGGATCGTTACTATGGTCTGTTAGAATTGGGAGAAAAGTATGGAGTCTTCGAGCGAAAGGGTAATAGAATTGTCATTGGAGATGATTCTGTATATCCATCGGTTGTATATAAAGACCCCGAAAAATACATCACCCCCGAAATTTTACAAGCACTAGATGAGTGTGCAGAGAAAGAGTTTTCCTATGGATCTTAAGGATTATATCGTCACCTATGATGACGTACTTGACGAGAATGTATGCAAGAATGCCATTGAGTTTTTCAATGAGGATCCAGGCATCGTCACTAGATTTGACGCTAAGATGTGTGGTTTCTCATCTATTAACTTAACTGAGCAGTGTGAGGTCAAGAAGAATACCAAGTGGGAACCTGTTAATCAACAGATCATACTAGCAATCAAAGAATGTGGTGAGAGATACATCAAAGACGTTGATTGTGAAAGGTATTGGCCCCAAAAGAATGCACTTGAGCAAGTCAAGATCAATAAGTATCAACATAAGACAGAGGATAGGTTTGATCGTCACATTGACGTTGGAGATCATAACTCTGCAAGGAGATTTCTTACCTATGTCATCTACTTGAATACTGTTGAAGAAGGTGGAGCAACATATTTCAATGACATAGATGTTGAAATTACTGCAAAGTGTGGTAGAGTAGTGATGTTCCCTTCTACGTGGACATACCCACATACCTACTGTGCACCTAAAGGTGAAGACAAGTATGCAGTATCCACCTACTTACATTATACATGACCTTAAAGATTGAAGAGATCACCTTAAGTAAACTCATCCTTGATGAGACATATACTAGGAAGGTCTTACCTTTTATAAAGGATGATTACTTTGACACACAATCACATAAGATACTTTTTAGTACCTTATCTGATTATGTTAATAAGTTTGAGACCACACCCGAACCCAATGCCCTAAAGATAGAAGTAGAGAAACGTCGGGACATCTCCGAGGAAATATACAAGGAGGTTGAGCAGTTTCTTAATAATTTAGATAGGGATGCGTATAACGAGGACTGGTTAGTCGAGACCACTGAGAAGTGGTGTAAAGAAAAGGCAATTTACCTTGCCTTAATGGAGTCTGTCAAGATTGCTGACGGACAAGATAAAACACGTACGAAAGATGCCATTCCGTCTATCATGTCGGAAGCTATTGGTGTGTGTTTTGATGATCATGTTGGACACGATTACATACTAGATTCTGATGACAGATACGACTTCTATCACAAGAAGGAAGAGAAGATACCCTTTGATATCGAGTATCTTAACAAGATTACCAAAGGTGGTTTACCTAATAAGACTCTTAACATCGCACTTGCTGGTACGGGTGTCGGGAAGTCTTTATTCATGTGCCATATGGCTAGCTCCGTGTTGTTACAAGGCAGGAACGTACTCTACATTACAATGGAGATGGCAGAGGAGAAGATTGCTGAACGAGTTGATGCCAACCTTTTGGACATCCCAATCCAATCACTCAACGACCCACTCCTCAGCAAAGAAAAGTACGCCTCCAAGTTGCTTCAGTTAACTAAGAAGACACAAGGTAAACTAATCATCAAGGAGTATCCCACAGCATCTGCACATGTGGGTCACTTTAAGGCACTCTTAAATGAGTTGTCTATGAAGAAGGGATTCAGTCCTGATATTATATTTGTGGACTACCTAAACATCTGTGCCTCAGCAAGGTACAAAGGAACTATTGTAAATTCTTATACTTATGTCAAAGCGATTGCAGAAGAGTTACGAGGACTCGCTGTCGAATTCAATCTCCCGATTGTATCTGCCACTCAAACTACTCGTGCTGGGTTTGGTAGTAGCGATCCTGATCTCACAGATACCTCTGAGTCTTTCGGACTACCTGCTACTGCTGACCTTATGTTCGCTCTTATATCAAATGAGGAAATGGAGGAGCTAGGTCAGATAATGGTCAAGCAGTTGAAGAATAGATACAATGATCCTACAATGTATAAGAGATTCGTTGTAGGTATTGACAGAGCTAAGATGAGGCTGTATGATTGTGATCAGGGAGCACAAGATGACATCATCGATGCAGGTGATATTGAACCTGCCACCGACACTAAAAAAACATTCGAGGGATTTAAGATCTAATGGCTGATAAGACTTTTACAAATGAACCTGGTGCTAATTACGAACAGGACAAGGCAGCAGAAGAGATATCTAATGCTGCTAGAGACAAGGTAGATGATGCTAAGGACAAAGGACAAGATGTCTATGACAAGACTGCTAAGACACCAGAAGAGCAGTCTAAAAACATGGGTACTGCCCACAAGAGTAAGAAGATCCTAGATGAAAAGATTAAAGACAAGAACAAGAAGGGTAAGAAACCTACGAAATTTGAGATTGATCTTGATAACTATACAGACTTTGTGGATCGTGTTACTAGTCCACCAAGTAAGGACTTTAATGCACTACTTGCAAGATACGGTGAGTTAAAAGGTGCTGGATGTGACATTGCTAGACTAGATACTGCTGCATCAGGATTATGCTCAGAGTCTGGTGAGTTTATGGAGATTGTTAAGAAGTTAAAGTTTCAAGGTAAGCCATATAATGATGCACAGAAAGAGCATCTAACCAAAGAGTTGGGTGATATTATCTGGTATGCCGCACAAGCATCATTAGCATTAGGAGTTAGACTCGATGAGGTTATATATACTAACACTCTGAAGTTAGCAGCACGTTACCCTAATCAAATGTTTGAGGTGGGATACTCAGAGAATAGAGCACCTGGTGACATATAATGGCACAAGAACCATACACACATGGTAATCTATCGGTTGTGGTACCGATGGATGACATGAAAGACATTCTTAAACAGATGTGGAAGTCACGTTCCACTGAACCTAGAATGGGTGAGTTGTACAAGAAGTACCATCATCTTGTAGAGCTTGCAGACATAGATCCAAACCCCTGTGATATCTAATCCTTTGAGAATAGTTGATGACTTTTTAGATTCTGATTCACACCTTAAAATAAAGGAGAGTCTAGAGTATAAAGATTTCTGGACATACGATCCTTGTATAGCAGGTAGTATGTCAGATCAGATTAAAGATGGTCAGTTATGCCATCTGTTTTTCTTTGAGATGTATAGGTCACCACATATAGAGGTATTGTTTCCTATCATAGGTAGGATAAAACCTATGGCAATCTGGAGGATCAAAGCAAATCTTCAACTGCATGGTGGAGAGGAAGGATATAAAAGCAACTGGCACTATGACTTTACAGGTGATGGATATCCTGTAGAAGATATGACGACTGCCATATACTATGTCAATAGTAACAATGGATACACTGAGTTTGAGAATGATACTATAGTACCATCGGTTTCCAACCGTATGGTATTCTTCCCTAGTAACCTGAAGCACAGAGGAGTCAATGCTACCAACGTTAAGTGTCGTTATGTCATCAATTTCAATTATTTCACAATGAAGCTTGACAAGAGTTGACAGAGGGTGTATATTATAAATGTGCTGATCACACATCGGGAGTGACTGAATAAACTTACTGGCATTTTGCTGGTTAAGGTGATGAGACACAGGTGGTGCTGCTGACGCAAGTCAGAACCGACCTACCAGTCGGGTCTCAGGCAGAGTGAAAATTACTTACTGTAGTAATGCCTCGCTCTTGTT